CAACGGAAGCAAAAACTGAAGCGATTGGCATTTTAAACCTCTTTTATCAATACTTTATCTATTTTATCTGCATCTGTTTCATTTGTGGCATGAATACAGTACCAAACACAATCTTCTAACGCTAAAATTGCATGATTTACGCTATTTTTAATTTCAATACAAACTGGTGCTACATACTGATTAGAAGAATCATCAGTAGTAATTAATACAGAACCTTTAGCCAAAATACTTAAATGGCTGTAATTATGTTGATGCGATAATGCCGTATATCCTTTCGGAATACGCATTTCTTTAGAATACAGGCCATCAGAAAAATGATGAACAGTACCTAAGTCTACCTCAAAAGTGCCTAATTTTTGAGCAGCAAGTTCAGTAATTGTTGTCATGGATTGTAATAAGGCACTTTAAAAGGTTGTCCATTAATCGTAACATTCATAAATCCTGCTGGATTAGCTGGCAAAGTAGCAGAACCAGCCGTAGCAGTAGTCGCTGAAGTGTTATTTGTTAAATTTAAAAAAAACTGAATCCAAGCTCTAGTTGGCCTATTTATAGGAGGATTATCTAAAAAATCCGTTTGAGGCAAAGGATTATTAGTATTTCCAGAAAATATTTGATTACTCATTAATTTTCACCTTCCGAACCTTTAAGGTTTGCAGAAACCACTACAGCTTTAATTGGATCAGTAACAACTACCTCAAAAATTCTATCTCTAGCCATACCAAGTCTACGCCAAATAGCCCTGTGTTTGTAATATCCTTGCTGTCCTAAATCCTGCCAATATTCTTTTGACCAAGTAGATCCACCATCATTAGACCAGCGAAGCATGGCTTTTGGGTTATATAAAATGTCATTTTGATTAAGTTGTCCAGCATTTCCCAAAACGTCAATATCTTGTACTCCAATAGTCAATGGAGTATTTAAAGGAATGGTATACGGATTACCTAAATAAATATTTCTATCACGAGAAAACCCATTAACTCCAACACCAGGTTGAAATTGAATTTGCAATTCATCAAAATATTGACGTTGCAAGTCAGTCAAAATATGAGGTGCTCTACGCAATCTACGGATTTCACCGCCATTGTCGGTATAGTTTGCCTGATCTAATTGATAAAGATTGCCATTTTGCCAATCTCCTACAACTACAACGCCTTGAAAAACAGCCGCACAATTACTGCGATGACGATGGTATTGGTTGTTTGAATCTACCCATAACCACTTATGCCATAGTTCTGTAGTAAAGTCATACGCCCAAGTAATATCAATAGTCGGAAAGCTTACAACATAGACTTCATGGCCTTCTAACTGGTATGTATAAGCTATGGCATCGGCTGTATATTGGTCTAAAAGACTTTGTTCTACAGCATGAGTTGAAATACGCTGTGGTGTATAACCATTCATTAAAACAATTTGGTTTAAACCACGAATATTTTGCGATACATAAGCAAAAGAATTGCCTACTCTTGCTACTGATTGAGCAGCCGCAATACCTTGCTGGGTAGAACTTCCTGGAATACGCTGATAAGCTAATGGAAAAGTTCCTTGATCTGACCATACTTCTGATGATTTTTCACCTAACAAATAAAGCTGACCATTGTTTGCTATTAAAGAAACAAGATTGTCAGGAGCAGTAAATTTGCTTCCAAAACTTAAAGCTTGAGTAATTGGGCTTAAAAGACCAGAAACGGCAAACTGCTGGCTGTTTGGCCTGTTATAAATAAAATAGTTGTCATTAACATCAACTACATCACCGCCAGTAAATGCGCCATCTGTTGTTGGTAATGTTGTAAATTGCTCTGCATAAATTGTTTCAGAACTAACAGTTAAAGAGCCGCCACTTAATATGTAAGTTCCTGTTCCGCCTGTACCAGTTCCTAAAGCAGTAATGATGGTATTAGTCGGTATTCCAGCACCAATAATGGTTGTTCCAACAGCTAAAGAACCATACGAAACCGCTGTTACAGTAAGGGTAACTACTAATGGAGAACCAGCAGAAGCAATAGAACCAGTAAAAATACAATAAGGAGGATCGGTATTTAGTGTTTCGGAAACAATATTTTGAGAATTATTGACAGTCCAGCTAAAGCCTGAACCGCCTGTAATAATTGTTCCAGGCAACACACCGCTACCAAATAGTTGCGAACCAATACTTACTGTGCCAGTTACAAGACTTGTAATATTTAAAGTTGTTCCTGAAATAGAACCAGTAAAAATAGTTGTATCAGGAGCATCAATTAGCCAAGAATAGCGATTTGCACCATCTACAATATAAACATAAACGCCATTATCAGTAATGCTTACAGGGCCAGTAGTAGTTTTTAATTGACCAATAATAGAAGATTGATTGTTATATGCAACCGAATAAACATATTCTCCGCATACAGCAATAAGCTGCGAACCGCCTGATGAAATGGTTCTTAAACCTCTAACTGGTCTATTAGGCTGTAAATTGGTTAAAAATGTTAAACCTGGAGTTGGGTAAAGAGCAACAACGCCTCTTTCACCTTGAGCTTTTGTAGGATCAATTTCAGGCCGCCAATTAATACATTCTTGGTCATCCTGGTAGATGGAAGGGGCTGTGTAGGAAGCTCCTACAAATCCAAAATCTGCCATTAGCCAGTAAATCCGCCGTTAAGAATCCATCCAGCGTCTTTGGCTCTACCAACAAGCATTTGTGTTGGATAAGATGCAGACGCTACAGGTTTCATATTTGTACGTTTAATAGTTGCTTTAGATTGTGCTGCATAGGCTGCAATCATAGATATTTGAGTTTGAGAAACTTTGCCATACATCGGCATTAATCTTTCAGCCAAACACCATCTTAAACCCATTGAATAGCCCTGCGGCAAAACAATAGTGTCATACAAAGTTTCGTATCTAGCAAAGATAGTATTGGCAAAAAGGTGCATTTCACCTTGTGCTGGATTAGGCCATACAAATAGATTGCCTTGATCTGCATTTGGGTTGTAATACAAAGCTTTAGGCCACGGCCCATTAAGGGTTTTTAGGCCAATTTGATTGTAATTTTCAAGGGCTAATATTCCCACTTGATAATCCAAGCCGCCATTAAGTATAGGCTGGCCATTGCTATTGGTATTAATACGCACATAAGCAGAATCAATGGTCAATGGCTTTTGATAGTAAAGGGTAATTGGAATAGGTATTACAGAAGCTGTCATAGCCTCACTACCGACTGTTTGACTAGCACTTACTGTGTATGTACCAACTCCGCCGCTTCCGTTCAATATGGCCGTTATAGTGGTTCCTGAAGTAACTCCAGTACCGCTAATAACAGAGCCAATTCCAAGATAGCCAGCAGTAATAGCTGAAACAGTCAGGGTTGTCCCTGATATAGATCCAGTAAACGATGGAGCAACAGTAGTTGCTGGTGCATTAAGTTGGTAAGTTCCTACTTCATTAACATTGCCGCCAGCACCAGTTAAGAATTGAACAATTTTAGTTCCTGATGCAATTCCTGAACCTTTAAGGGTTTGCCCTAATGCAACTGCGCCACTACTAATTCCTGAAACAGTAAGAACTTTGCCATTAATTGTTCCATTAATAGCCGCACCAATATAGTTTGCTGTGCTTGGAGTAGGGCCAATAGTGTATTGAATTTGACCTGAAATTAACGGAAATATGATTTCAGTCGTATTAAATACCATCATGCCTTCATTTGACCATTGGTCAATAAGGTCATTAAGCATATCAAAAGCATCTTGAGCCGCTTCAGGAGTTGGAGTTTCACCAGCTTCTAATGCGCCAATATCCTTTAATGCTCTACTAATAATGTCTAATGGCTGAGTCATATCATTCCGTTAAATTTTTACTGTAAAAGTAGGCAATACCCACGGCTTTGCAAGCGAAACAGGCTCTTTTGCTAATAATTGTTTTTCTAAATTATCCTCAATAATGCACTTTTCATCAATTATTGATTCGTTTTTTATCCAAGCAATTACATCTTTTTCAGTTGTAAGTTTTTGTAAAAAATGTGTTTTATCTTTAAAAATCCAATAACCTTCAGTTTTTATTGAATTATCGCCATCAACTGCTTCTACACTATATTGAACTTGAGTAATAACACCATTTTCTTCAATGATGTCTAAGGCTTTCCAAGTAAAAATCATGCTGTATATGTTCCTGAACTTGTAAACTTCATAATGGTATTAGCGCCACTTGTGGTTACAGTTGGACTACCAGTAGTTGTTCCTGTGTAGTTGGCTGTAGGGACTGACAAATAAGCAACTCCTGATCCGCCATTTGAAGTTGTTGAAACATCGCCTCCGCCTCCGCCTCCTCCAGTATTGGAGCTACCTGATGCACCAGCACCGCTGTTTGCACCATTTCCACCGCCTCCAAGACCACCTGAAGCTGGAGTTCCTCCAAATTGTGCGCCACCACCGCCGCCTCCAGCTAAATAGACAGTAGAACCTGTAATAGTTGTAGATTGCCCTGCACCACCAGCACCTGAATTACCAAATCCGCCACCAGTAGGAGGTCCAGCAGTTGCGCCAATAGCTGAAGCACCGCCTCCGCCGCCACCTGCATAACCATAACCTTGACCGCCATTATTACCTTGACCGCTAGTTCCTAAACCAGGACTAGGTCCATAATTTCCTGATGATCCACCAACTCCACCACCACCTGAACCACCATTACCACTATTACCATTACCTCCGCCTACTGCAACAGCAATACCAATAATAGAACTATTGCTTCCTGATGATCCTGATGAACCTCCTGAACCAATAATAAAAGTGTAAACAGTAGTTGGAATTAAAGTTAGAGTAGATGCTAAATATCCGCCAGCACCGCCGCCACCTTGAGCAGATGCTCCTCCACCTCCAGCTACTAATACATAAGATGCTGAATAACTAGATTCTGAACTTGTTGTAAATTTTACCCAAGATGTTCCTAAATATCCTTCATAAAATCCGCCTCCATCTGTGTTGTAACGAATTAAACCAGTTACAGGACTTGATGTTCTTTGGCTTGTATTTCCTTTAGGCAAATATAGCTGACCAGTTCCATTAAATGTA